AGAAGGCTTGTCTGGGTATTCTGCGGAGAGCTTCCGCTCGTGGCAAAGAGCTGCCGGAAGTTCTGCGTCTGGCATTGGAGCGGCAGGCTTTGACGGGTACAACGGCACTCTGACGGAAGATGTCGCTGCCACCCTCGGCATCAATTGCGGTATGAGTACGGGACGCAACGGTGTCGTACTGAATGACCAGGGCGGAAACCGCATCGAAGTGTCGGACGGTATTTCCGCCACACTCCGTGCCGAAGCACACGGGCACCCTCCGTGCATTATGGAAGCAGCAGGATTCTGCACCGAACATTCCGCAAAAAGCAGGACTGTCGGATATGAGGAGAAATGCTCCCCCACGCTTCGTGCCGGGACGGTACCTGCCGCCGTTGCGTTGGAAAACTATCCGGCCGACAGCCGTGTAAAGGTTGCAGGAGACGGAAAGGTACAGTCTCTGACCTCCCGAATGGGAACCGACGGAAACAATGTCCCGCTCGTAATGAAGATCCGCAGCGGAAAGGAAGGCGGCGGAAAAGGTCCGCTCATTCAGGAAAACAAATCCGCAACGCTCTCCTGCAACAACGAGCAGACGCTGTTCGAGCCGTGCGGTTGGGACGGCGGGCAGATTTCTCCGACCCTCACCAAGCAGAATGCGGGAGGAAATCAGCGGATGCCGGACAAGGACAATTTCACCTGCTCCTTCAGCCTTTCGGCATCTGCTCCAAGGACTCCAATGCCATGAAGTCGGACAATCCCCGCAGCGGCATCTACGAAGCGGAAACCGCACGGACACTGGACGGCAACGGCGGCAATCCCTCCTGCAACCAGGGCGGCATTGCGGTTGTCGCTTTCACGCAGAATCAGCGGGACGAAGTTCGTGACCTTGCCGGGCGTTCTGCTTCCGTGTGTGCCAATGCCGGAACAAAACAGCAAACCTTTGTCCTGCAAGGCAGCATGATCGGTCGTGAAAATAAAAACGGTCCCCAAGGTGACGGCATCAATGAAGATGTGTCTTTCACACTCAACACCGTCGACCGACATGCGGTTTACTCCGTAACAACCGGCAGCTTCGCTCAGGCAACCGAAGGAAAAGCGCCGACCGTTCTCGCAAGAGACTATAAGTCCCCTACTGCAGTCTGTTACGGCATCGGCAGAGATACATTCAACCAGGGACAAAACGCCAAATTCAACCCGACCTTTGCGGAGGAGCTTCAACCGACACTGGTAGCGAAAGGTCCCGGAGCCATTCAAAGCGGTTACACGGTCAGACGGCTCACTCCGACGGAATGCGCCCGCCTTCAGGGATTTCCTGACGGTTGGTGTGCGAATCTCGGAACGGAAAAACCGACCGACGGGGAGATGTACTTCTGGCACAAGGTATTCAAGACCTACGCCGCCGTCACCGGTTGCAAAATGAAGTCGGACACCCAGATTCGAAAATGGCTGAAAGCGCCGCACTCCGATGCTGCCGAATACAAAATGTGGGGCAACGGCGTGGCTCTCCCCTGCGTATGGTTTGTCCTTGCGGGAATCGTGTATAACGCACAAAGCGAAGCCAAAAAATCCGGTACATAATCTACCGGAAAAACGGTAAAAAGACTGGATATTCTCCGCTTTCAGAGTTAATATGTGACTACCGAAAAAAGCAGGAGGATTACATTCATGGGAATTCATTTTCATGTTCCGGGCTGCAAGCGCAAGGAACTGGCACAGGAAATCGGCACATGGCTCGGGTGCGAAACAAAATACCTCGGTGTTCCAAGCTGTGCCTATCGGGTTGGCTTTGCCACTGTTGATAAGGATGGCAATTTTACGGTGGACAGTGCCGCAGACGAAGAAACGGTCGAGCGGCTGATTGAGCATCTGTACGATGCGGGCTTTGAAAGCGATGACGGGGAAAGCACGGAAAAATCGAGAATTTGCGTTTCCGTTCCCGAAAACCTGCTCCCGACCGCAGCAGAAGAAAATCTTCGTGCAATCGTAACTTCAAAATGCGGTCTTTTTAAGGCGGCATTCGGAGTGAACACCCTTCCGATAGAACGGGAGAACGGGAAAGTCTGTTTTCCGTGGTTACGGAGCGATGCCTCCCCGGAGGAAATCCGCGCATTCGACCGTTTCATCTGCGCACTCTGTGAAATGGCACGGAACGCAAAGCGGGTCACCGCAAAAGTGCGTCCGACCGACAATGCCAAATATGCTATGCGCTGCTTTCTGCTCCGTCTTGGATTTATCGGCGAAGAGTACAAAGAAACCCGCAAAATCCTCCTCCGCAACCTGGCGGGCAGTTCCGCTTTCAGGCACGGACAGACGAAGGAGGCAAATTTATGCGACTGATATCCAAAGAAACCCTGTGTGCCCTTCGTGAGCGCTTTCCAAGGGGCACACGGGTCGAGCTTGTGAAAATGGACGACCCGCAAGCACCTCCCATCGGCACGAAAGGAACCGTGCTGGGCGTTGACGACATCGGCTCCGCCATGGTTGCCTGGGATAACGGGAGCCGGCTGAGCGTTGTTTACGGTGAGGACTCCTGCAGGGTGATTTCAAACGAGCCTGAACAAAAGCGCAGTGAACCTTGCGAACAGTAAAATCATTCCGGGAAAGGAGTCGATTGGCTCTTTTCTCTGTTATACCGGAAAGACCGCAACGGGTCTTATTTTGATACCCGCAGAAAGGAGGCGGTTTCCGTGCGAAAGCTGAAAAAATATAAACCGACGGCGTTTATGGCAAAAAGCTCGCACTACGACAAGCCAACCGCCGACTATGCCGTATCCTTCATCGAGGCGCTCTGTCATACGAAAGGCACATGGGCAGGAAAACCGTTTGAACTGATGGACTGGCAGGAACAAATCATCCGAGATGTGTTCGGGACGCTCAAACCGAACGGGTATCGGCAGTTCAACACCGCATACATTGAAATTCCCAAGAAAAACGGAAAATCCGAACTTGCCGCAGCGGTAGCGCTTCTGCTTCTCTGCGGCGACGGTGAGCAGCGCGCCGAAATCTACGGCTGTGCCGCTGACCGTAACCAGGCAAAAATCGTATTCGATGTTGCCGTGGACATGGTCCGGTTCTGCCCCGCTCTTGAAAAGCGTGTTAAAATCACCGAGTCGCAGAAAATCATCGAATACCTGCCGACCAAAAGCAAATATCAGGTGCTGTCTGCGGATGTGGCAAACAAGCACGGCTTCAATACTCACGGGGTTATCTTCGACGAGTTACATACACAGCCAAACCGAAAGCTCTACGATGTCATGACGCAGGGGTCCGGCGATGCCCGTATGCAACCGCTTTACTTTCTCATCACCACTGCCGGAAACAACACCGAAAGCATCTGCTACGAGGTGCATCAGAAGGCATTTGACATCATCGAAGGCAGAAAAATCGACCCGACCTTCTATCCTGTCATTTACGGTGCCGGGATGGATGAAGACTGGACTGACCCAAAGGTATGGAAAAAAGCCAATCCCTCTCTCGGAGAAACCATCGGTATAGACAAAGTCAAAGCCGCCTGTGACTCGGCAAAGCAGAACCCCGGTGAGGAGAATTCCTTCCGTCAGCTGCGCCTCAATCAATGGGTCAAACAGTCGGTCAGATGGATGCCGATGGACAAGTGGGATGCTTGTTCTCTTACCGTATCGGAAGATGACCTGGAAGGTCGTGTGTGTTACGGAGGACTTGACCTCTCGTCCACCACGGATATTACGGCGTTCGTTCTTGTATTCCCGCCGGAGGATGAGACGGACAGATACATCATTCTGCCGTACTTCTGGCTGCCGGAAGACAATCTCCCGCTCCGGGTCAACCGCGACCATGTTCCGTATGATGTATGGGAACGGCAGGGATTTTTACAAACGACTGAGGGCAATGTGGTTCACTACGGTTACATTGAAAAATTCATTGAACGGCTGGGAGAACGGTTCAATATCCGAGAGATTGCTTTCGACCGTTGGGGCGCCATACAAATGGTGCAGAATCTTGAGGGTATGGGGTTCACAGTCGTTCCCTTCGGGCAGGGTTTTAAGGACATGTCCCCTCCTACCAAGGAACTGATGAAGTTGGTATTGGAGCAGCGTATCGCACACGGCGGGCATCCGGTTTTACGGTGGATGATGGACAACATTTACATTCGCACCGATCCTGCCGGAAATATCAAACCGGACAAAGAAAAAAGCACCGAAAAAATAGACGGTGCGGTTGCTGCCATTATGGCGCTCGACCGTGCGATTCGATGCGGGAATGTATCTACCGAAAGTGTGTACGATGCGCGGGGATTGCTGTTTCTGTAATAAAAATGCGGAGAAGCAGTTGTTCACCGCTTCTCCTGAAAATCCCGCACTTTAATTATTTTTTCATTTTTCGCAAAATGTTCAGCGCCTCTTCCTCGGAAACCGGAACGGAATCATTTTGTACAGACGGGACTTTTTGACGTGACGAAGCGGACAGAGCGCGTACAAGCCGCTTTGCAGATGACGGATTGGTTAAATCATAAATTGCGGGAAAGCAGAGTGCCCCAGTTTCCGCATAGCCGTCGAGCGAATCCAACAGCGTTTCGTCCGGTAATGAAGCGAACATATCGTTTTCATACGCACACCGGATAGAATCGGTATTGCGTTTCAGAATATCAGACGCAAAAGCAACCGTCACATTTGTTTCTCCGTCTTCCCCGCTTTTACGCAGAAACGCAAAAGAATGCTTGGGAAGATTCAGATCCAGCATATCCGTATTGTGTGTAGTAAATATCAGCTGTTCATTTCCCCGAAGATGGGCAACCATAATGCCGAAAATCCGTTTTTCAAGATCCGAGTGAATATGAGAAAACAGTCCGTCACAATAGTATAAATATCCTCGTTCTGTCAGTATAAATGCCAAGAAAGAAGCAATGTCAACACCGGCTGCGACACCGTTTGAAAGTCCCTCCCGGTTGAGCAGTTTTCCGTCCCGAATGACAAATTCCGTTTTCCCTCGGTAAATCGTGAAAGCGTTCTGCTCTTCCATTCGCTTCGATAGATCGGTCAGTGACGGATCCAGTGTCCCGATAATCGCTTTCAATGTATGCAGAAGAGTTTTCCCATCACCCTCGAACCCGTCTGCCGACTCCGGGCAGGAAAATTTATAATGAAGTTTTCCAACCGTTTGTCCGAGCGTTTTCACCTCGGTTGCGGACAGATTGGATTTTTCAAGTCTGTGCGCACACTTTTCATAAGTGTCTTTTACACCGATCCCGGTTTGACCGTACCGAAGTTCCACCGCTCCAGACGGCAAGTGAACCGTCCCTTGCACACGGTATAGAACATTCTGCCCATTCACAAAATCAACAGAGAACTCGCCTACTGCCCCCGGTTGGACCGCCTGAAGCAGTGGCTCTGCATCGCCGGTATTTAAATACCGAAAAATATCCGAGAGTGCTTTTCCAAATGCAGTTTTTCCGGTAGCGTTTGCTCCCATCAAAAGCACAACCTTTTTATATCGGAAATACGGTCTTCCCGCCAAATGTTCATTTTCAATCAGTGAATTTACTATTTTCTTTGGATAGGAAAAACAGATACAAAAATTCGAAAAACCGTAAATACGGTTCAGCGCCACCTTCATTATAATCACAGCATCATGTCTCCCATTATTTCGTAATTTACGAAATAATTATACCATATCATCCGGTGAAATGCAAGGTTTCATGCCGAAATAACATTGCTGTTTCAAAAATCCTCTTGACATTATACGCCTTTAGGAGTATAATATAAGAGAAGGAGATGATTTGAATGCTTCAGAAACTTTACCACGGCTCTCAGTTCGAAATAAAAAAGCCTGTTTTCGGGAAAGGAAAGCCATACAACGATTATGGCTTGGGTTTCTATTGCACCGACACCGTTGAAATGGCAAAAGAATGGGCGGTATCGCTGAACCGGGACGGCTTTGCCAACGCCTATCAGATCGAAACAAACGGGCTCTCGGTTCTGGATTTAAACAGCCCTCCTTACGGGATTCTTCACTGGCTCACCGTGCTGTTGGAAAACCGTCAATTCGATATTCCGTCCCCTTTGGCACGGGATGCAAGGTCTTATCTGCTGGATACTTTTTCGGTCAATTACAAAGACTATGATATCATCACAGGATACCGCGCAGACGATTCCTATTTTTCGTTTGCACAGGATTTTATTAACGGCACCATTTCTTATCGGCAGTTAAGCAATGCAATGCGTCTCGGAAAACTCGGTCAGCAAATTGTTCTCAAAAGCAAAACGGCATTTGAGCGCATTGAGTTTCTGTATTCGGAAGTTGCAACAAGCGAGGAGTGGTACGCCAAAAAAGAATTTCGGGATAAATCTGCCCGCAAAGAATATTTTGATGCCGAGCGAAACACACGGCAACGGGGAGATCTGTATATCACAACCATTTTGGACGAGGAGATGAAACCGGATGATCCACGCTTACGATAAACTGTATTTGGAAAAAGCAAGGACCTCTCTCGGTCGTATGCTGGACTTCGCCGTTTATGATTTGCATCAACCGCTAAAGGAATTTTGGAATCGGTTCCTGCTCTCTCCCCTTTCCAAGCTGTTTGAAAACGGTGACACCGGCCTTTTATCCGGAAAATCCGGAATCGAAATGGCATACGAAGTGATTGGCATTGAAGACAGAACCGGTCATTATGAAATCCGTTCCGACCGCAGTGCGGAATATTGGGCGGGATGGGCTCTTGCCTACTATCAGTGGGAGACAAATCTGACATTTCGACGCATAACGGATACGGTGCCGGTTGATGAAATTGTGGCTCTTTATACCCCCTATCATGAAATGGATATCCGGCAGTTTTCTGATAAGATGACCGAACTTTTGAAAGAACGCTGCTCTGTCAGCCGTTTGAAAATTCTCCGTGAAAATGCGGGACTGTCGCAAAGCGCACTGGCTTCTCTCAGCGATGTCCCGGTCAGAACAATCCAGCAGTATGAACAGCGCAGAAAGAATATCAACAAAGCACAAGCAGAATACCTCGTTTCCCTCGCTAAGGTGCTCTGCTGCAAAGTAGACGATCTGATGGAACTTGATACAACCGAATGATACCGTACTCGCAAACTTAATAACCTAAAGCATCTATCAGAAATGGTAGATGCTTTTCTTCTGACATATAAAAAAGACCTCGCAAAAGCGAAGTCTATTGCTGTTCGGCTAAATTATCAGACAGCAAAGTTCCTATCGAACTTCTGTATGTATCAATCGAATCGGCATTTCCAAATATTAAAGTATCGAATTTTATATCGCCTGTCTTTCTGCGTAAAATCAAATCTACCGGCTTTGATTTTGCCATATCAAGTTCCGATTTTGATAAGAGTGTCATGGGTTTAACCATTGGATTCTCGTTATGGGTTAATGTGAAACCAACAGTACAGGCACCATCGCTTGTCCCAAAAGAACATATTACTCTATTTTTAGAAAAAGATTCCTCCGCCATCAGCGATTTAGAGCATGTTGACACTAAGGTCAAAATATGATATAATAAATACATGAATATCACAAAAGCGCAGTACGCAAGAAT